GTGATCTTTTGTAAAATGGGATTTACTTTTTTTGAAATGTCAGAATAAATTTTTTCTACTTCATTTTGATAATTATCGTAAATGGTGAATAACCCGTCAACTTCCTGACATCTCCAAAATCTGGGATAATGGTGTGTAGAGTGTAAAAAGTGTGTTTCACACTTTTTACGAAAAACACCACAGGAGGTATTGATCATGAACACCAAGTTAGCCACCAGACAAATCCGATTGAACGAATGGGCTGCAATTATAAAAGACTGCAAAGCCAGTGGCCAGAAAGTTGATATTTATTGTGAACAGCACGGGTTATCCAGAGATGCCTATTATTATTGGCTGCGTAAAGTAAAAGAAGCAGCTTTAACACAGGCTGGTTTTGTAGAACTTCCTGCTCTGACATCAGAACAGATACCAGCCAAAACAATTGAAAAAGGAACCTCTGCATTTGAAACTCAGATGATTATTAAAATAAATGAGATTGAGTTCTATGTGAACGAAAACTCGTCATCAGAACTGATATCCAGAATGCTGGAAATCATACGTCATGCTTAATGATGCTTCCGGCTTCCAACACGTTTACTTATGTACCGGATATACAGATCTCCGAAAAGGAATTGATGGATTGATCTCTATTGTTACCGGAACATTTGGCCTGGATCCAACCGAAGCGGGATCCATCTTTCTGTTCTGTGGACGCAGAAATGACCGGATGAAAGTCTTACTCTACGAAGGCGATGGCTGGCTTCTATGCTATAAAAGATTTACCGATGGAAAACTTCAATGGCCAAGAAGTGAAAAAGAAGCCAGAGACCTTACCCCTCAACAGTACCGATGGCTGATGGAAGGACTTTCCATTGAACAGAAAAAAGTAATACACAAGGTGAAACCAGAGCTTTATTAGTTCTGTTTTATATATGTACATTGACAGTTTTATAAGTTATCTAAATTTCCCTGAAATGCCTGAAATAAAGGGTTTTTCAGTGCCATCTGTGGTATAATGGATTCATGGAAAACATTACTTTAACCCTGGACGAACTGAATAAGATGCCGAAGAATGCCATAGCATTGCTGTACATACAGATGAGCGAAAGCTTTACGATTTTATCTGCACAGAGCCAGAAGATCCAGGATCAGAATGAAAGGCTGATCCATCAGATTGAAGATCTTCAGGAACAGATTGCAATCCTGACACAACAGCGTTTTGGAAAAAGAACGGAAACTGACAAACAGGTTATGGGACAACTGTCGTTTTCTCTTGAAAACATGTGTGTCCTGAATGAAGCAGAGGCACTTGTAGAAAACGGTATTCCTGATGAACCTGACATTGAAAAAGTCGTTGTCCGCAGAAAGAGAACCAAAGGAAAACGTGACCTGAATCTTCAGAACATCGAAGTTGAAGTGATCAACCACGATTGTTCCGAAGAAGAATTACGGGAACACTTTCCAAAAGGATGGCATCCTATGGAAGATGAAGTATATAAAGAACTTCAGTATATTCCAGCCAGATTTAAAGTATTGGAACATCATATCAAAGTATATGCCGGGAATTCTGATTGCGGCAGTTTTCTGCGTGCAAAAGCACCGGAACGTCTGCTGGCACATAGTATTCTTACCCCGGAACTGGCAGCTGCCGTGTTTAATGCAAAGTATGTAAATGCGGTACCTTTGAACCGTCTTTCTGAAGAATTCCTTCGAAATGATGTCAACATTCCGCGGCAGGATATGGCAGGATGGATGATCCGTCTCAGTGAGTATTATCTGCAGCCGGTTCATGATCTGATGAAAGCAGAGATTATGGAATCCCACCATATCCATTGTGATGAAACACCATTTATCATGCCTCAGCACAGCAAGGAATATATGTGGGTGTTCCATTCTCCTGGTGGAAGCGATACCCATCCACTCTTCCTATATGAATATCTGGGTGGCAGAAGCGGCGAAGTCCTGGAAAAATATCTATCTGGATATCAAGGGACACTCGTAACCGATGGTTACCAGCCGTATCATACGCTTATGAAAAAAAGTGATAGGATCCAGGTGGCCGGATGTTATGCTCATGCAAGACGGAAATTCACAGAGATCATAAAAGCTGTGAAGAAGAATACGCCGCTCACGCCAGGACAGGCAGTTGCTGCTGAAGCAGTCAAACGGATCGACGCGATGTATCATTTGGACAACATGTATAAAGAATCATCGGCAAAAGAGAGATTAGATAACAGACAGCGCTCTGTAAAGCCTCTTGTCGATGCCTATTTTGCGTGGCTGAAAACATTACAGGGAAAATCAAACGCAAGCTCCAAGTTAAAAGAAGCAATCAATTATTCGATCAATCAGGAAATATACCTTCGAAGATTCCTGGAAGATCCGCTTCTTCCGCTGGATAACAACGATGCAGAGCGTAGTATCAAGTCTTTCTGCGTTGGAAAACATTCCTGGCATATCATTGATTCTACAAAAGGAGCCAAAGCGAGTGCTCTCTTATACAGTATTGCAGAAAGTGCCAAGGCAAACAGCCTGAAACCATACGAGTACTTCTGCTACCTGTTGACAGAACTTGTGAAGTATCCACGAAACGATGTTCCAACAGAGGTGTTAAAAACTTTAATGCCATGGTCTGAAGAACTGCCGGATCACTGTCGAAAAACTAAATCAAGGTAAAGCTCAGTGCCAGCCTTCGGGCTGGCATATCTTTTTCGGGAGGACGAGTTATTTACCATATACGTAATAAGTTTTTGAGAAAATACCCTGAACAGGTTATTGAAATCCTTAAACAGTGGAAGAAAGACCACGAGAAAAAAGAAATAGAGACTGAAATCATAGACCTTATTCGAGTTATGAAAGAAGAAAACGATTCTACAACTTGCATATATGCTTATGAAATCGATGCAAGTAAAGAGAATATAGACGAGAAAATAGACGAATTGGTAAAACAGTACTATGAAGAAAATGGAGGCAAAATTTATGCCAAATGCGAGCGTATATGTAGAGCAAAAAGTTAATGAAACGTCCGTTTCATGAGGTGAAAAAAATGGCATTAAAAGTTAGAGAGATATTAAACGAATATGAAATAGAAGAGATATTAACTGAATATCTTGGTGCATTTGATTCAATGTTGCAAATAATCGATACGGACGATGGCGAAAAAGTAAGAGTTGTAATATTTGATAAATACGATCATTCATGAATTAATGGCACAATAGAAAGAGAGTATAGTATGGATAAAACAAATTTTAAATTTATTAGATTAAATAGTCCAAACAAATTTAAAGATTATTGGTTTAAAACCGACAAAACATCAAAAAATGAATTGATGAACGAATATATAGAACAAGGAATGGTTGGTATTCCATTTGTAATTTTTTCGAAAGACGAAGATATTATTACAATCAAAAGACAATTTATGTTCAATTTTGATTTCATAACACCAACTAATGACAAATTAAAAAGTATTTTGGCTTGCATGGTGAGAGGTATGTAGATGGAAACTTGTTATTTTTGCAATAAAATATACAATGAAGATGAATTGAACAGTCAATATTGCCGTGAAGTATGTGATTGTATTACATATGATGAAAATAACAATAATTATAACTTTTGGCACGAGTGTGATGATGATTATTACACTGGCAATATTATGGAAATTAAGTACTGTCCTGTATGTGGAAGGAAATTATGAAAATTATTGTAGATGAGATGCCAAGATGTGCAAGTGAATGTCCTTTATCAAGAATGGAATGTGGTAGCGATTGGTTTTGTAGTAAATATAGATCTGAGTGCAATGTAGACATGTGTGACCTGTTGAAACCAATTACAGATTATGTTCTTGAGGAACGTGTTGCAAAAAATATTACTAAGAGAACTCCGTCGGCAGATATTAGAAAGCGTTGAAATCACTCTTTCATTTAGAGAATATTAGGAGGTAATAATATGATTTGTATGTATGAAGATTATAATTATCACGATACTTTAAAAGACTGTGCAGAATTAACTGTTGGAAAATGGTTCGCAGAAAATAATCTTCAGATTGTAGGAACTAAACTTGTTGATAATTATATGTATGTAAAAGGGATCGACAATGGATTTCCACATGCAAGTGCTTATGTAAAAATTGACATAAAAAAGAATAAGATTGTTGATTATTATAACGCACATAACTGCCCTGTTGAAGTAAAGGATGGAATATATGAATAAGGTAATTTTATTAGTATTTTGTCACTTGGTTGGTGATTATGTTTTACAAAATGATTTTATTGCAAAGACCAAAGGAAGTAATTGGTATCATTTGTTCGTACATTGTGCGTTGTATTGTTTACCATTTTATCTTGCCTTTGGATTAACTTGGCAGCTTGGAGTTGTTTTTGTGACACACTGTATTATTGATCCGCTAAAGGCGAGATATCAAAAAATATCATATGTAACTGACCAAGTTTTGCATTATTTTGTATCACTCGTTTACTTTTTATAGGAGAATAAATGGGTAAAGTAAAAAGAAAACAACGACTGCAATCTCCTTGGTGGTGGACATTAGACAATGATAATTGTTGGTTTTGCAAAAACAGAAACAATTGTGGAAGCTGTAAATTATTAAAGGAGCAACGTGCAATCAAAAGAAAGAAACGAGGCGAGTAAAACTATGAAACCAGATAGATTTACGATCAGAACAAATCAATTAGATTTTCTAAAACTGAATGAAAGAATTTACACTTATGAGCTTGACAATGGATATAAACCGTATTTATTTATGAATAGTGATACAATTGACGGATTAAGAAATATTGCAGGATTTTCCCCTGATGGATTAATGAGTGTTAATCCAAGTGGATATTGTGGTGCATACTGCGGTAGGAAGACTTTTTGTGATAATACAATGCAATTTGGTGAAGTAGAAATGAGATGAGAATTATGGCAAGTAATAAAATTCAGATTACAACAAATGAATCCGATGATTATACAGTTCTTCACTATGAAGATTTCATTAGAGAGGGACATAGAATTGATTATGATGATTGGATTGATTTCCTGAAATATCTAGGATATGAAGTAGAATATAAAGAGATTTCTGATGAAGAGATGGAACGAATGAAGTAGAATGAGGTAAGAATGAAAAGAAATTTAAAAAGAATTTTATGTGCATCAGGATTTCTTGTGTGTGGATTTGTTCTTGGATCATGTAGTACTACGGTTAATGCAAAAACAGATATCTTATTTAAAGAAACACATATAGGATCAGATGGTATATGTGACACATATATTCTCACAGACAAAGATACTAAAGTAGAATATATCGTTGTTACAACAGATACATATTTTGGACAATCTTGTTCAATAACTCCAAGATTAAAATCTAACGGAGAATTATATATAAACAGGTAATGGAATATGTTTTTCATAAAAAGAAGATAATTGTATTTTAGTATTAAGTAGGAGATGAAGTAATGACATTTGAGACAAGCAAAAGATTAGATAATTGGTGCAAAAGACATCAAGAAAATGGCTGTGTGTCACATGCAACAGCCGGTGAACAGTTTGTATATAAATTCTTGCCAAGCGGTATTGTAGAATGCCAGACTGTTAAATGTCTTTGCTGTGGCAAAGAATTCACAGATTATGTAGATTAGGAGGATTAAGGGAATTAGATGGATAATAGAACAATCGTAGAAGTACTATCTCGTTTAATTGGATATACGATGCCATGCGGAGATAAAGACGTAGATACAGTGCGTAGAATTAATAATTATAATCTTGTCTATGTTACTAAACAATGTGTTGAAACATTAGTTGAGAATGCTGCTTATCAAAATGATATTGGCGAAGATTCTAGAAATGCATTAGAAATGATTCATAATATGACTAAAGCAAAAGGGGAATAAGCGCGTGAGTCAGATTATTACATATTTAAAGTGTGATCACTGTGGTAAAGAATATAAAGATATTTATGTCAGTTTTGGACATCCAGAGAAAGATCTTGTATGGAAATGGGAATGTGATAGCTGCAAACATGTTAATGAAAAACTAATTAAAGCTTGGCCACAGAAAGAGATTGATTTTATAGCATTAAAAAACTTGGATTTAAATAAAGAGGAAAAATAGCACGAATGAAATTTCAAAAATATAATTACGTCTCAAACGCTTTAAACAAGACGTACAAAGTTGCTTTCGAAGTTTATAAAGGATGTGAAGAAAATATTGTTGGAATATTATTAAATTATAATTCTGGTAATATTGATTTATACAACGAAGACAAAGGTGAGTTATATCACATTCCTTTTTCGGGATTAAAATGGCTTTTGCCTGCAAAGGATAAAAACAAAATAAATTCTTAGAGCGTTTCAGTTCAAAAATTTCCAATTGGACAAGAGAATAAAGTATTAGATGGTTGAAAACATCTAGTTTTCATTATATTAAATAAAACAAGGAGCAGGGGATTTGCTGCAGCATAAATCATGATTTGCTCCAAATAATAAATGTTAAAAGTAAACACACTATATAATGAAGATTGTCTTGATTGTATGAAGAAAATTGACGACAAATCAATTGATTGTATTGTTACAGATCTTCCATTCGGACAAACTTCACGAAATAAATGGGATACAGTTATTCCGTTTGAACCATTATGGGAGCAGTACGAAAGAATTATCAAAGATCGTGGTGCAATTATTCTATTTGCGAACGGAATGTTTACAGCAGATTTGATGCATAGCAACCGAAAACTCTGGAAATATAATCTAATCTGGGAGAAAACACAACCTACCGGATTCCTAAATGCGAAGAAAATGCCTCTTCGTTCTCATGAAGATATCTGTATTTTCTATAAGAAACCTCCAACATATAATCCACAAATGACAGATGGACACGAGAGAAAAGTTAGTAAAGCATCTCATCATGTCAATGCCAAAGATACTACAAATTATGGTGAGAGTGGTTGGACTGATTATGATTCTACTAAAAGATACCCAAAATCTATATGGACTTTTGCAAAAGATACTCAAAAATCGGCATATCATAGCACTCAAAAACCAGTTGCTCTGATTGAAGAATTAATCAAAACATATAGTAATCCTGGTGATCTTATTTTGGATTCATGTGCAGGAAGCATGACAACAGCGATTGCGGCTATGAATACAAATAGGAATTATATTTGTATTGAAAAAGATGAAGACATTTTTAAAGTTGGTCAAAAAAGAATCGCAGAATATGTAAATCAACAATTAATGATGAGTGCAACATAACCTTAAAAGGAGAACTACAAAATGTATTATGCAGTAAGAATATATCAATATTACATCCACATCCCATTTGAAGGTGTGGTTGAAGATGCTAATAATATACCAATTAACAAGGATATTTGGGCTTTCGCCTATAAAGAAGATGAGAGAGCTTTGAATCTTATGTGTAAGCCGGTAAGAGGAAGAATTAAAAATGATAAATATTTTTATGAATACAAAGTTCATGGCAAAGACTTAAAGAAAAATGGTGTGTCACTTTACGCAAGATATTTTGCAGACACAGAAAAAGAAGCTATAAAAGGATTTAACGCACTGCTTAATAAAAGAATTAATTCACTTACAGAAGAAATTGACAAATTGGAAAACATGTTAATTGAATAAACAAACTTAACGAAAGGAGTATGAGATTTGTACGTACATTAAAGAATTCTTTGCTCTTAATAGTTGTTAATGAAATACATGGGATCAAAGTCTCGAATATCGAAATATATAATTCCGATTATTCAGCAGAGAATAAAAGATTATGATATAAAAACATATATAGAGCCGTTCTGTGGTGGATGCAATATCATTGATAAGATTCAATGTGATACAAAAATTGCATCCGATAATCATAAATATCTTATAGAAATATTCAAGAATCTAAATCGGATTCAAAGTCTTCCAGATTTTATTACAAAAGAACATTACTCAAAAGTAAGAGAATGCTTCAACAAAGACTTAAATACATATCCTGGCTGGTATATTGGAGCAGTTGGATTTCTTGCGAGCTATAACGGACGATTCTTTGATGGTGGATATTCAGGCGTTGTATGTACAAAAGCTGGAACTGAAAGAAATTATTATGATGAAGCAAGAAGAAACTTATTAGAACAGATTCCACGATTAAAAGATATTCTGTTCCAATGCGGAGATTATGAAGAGTTATATTCTGATAGAATTGACTGTTTATTCTACTGTGATATTCCATATTGCGGAGTAAAACAATATGGTACAAGCAAAAACTTTGATTATGATAGATTTTGGAATTGGGCGGAAAAAATGAGCGAAAAGAATATTGTTCTGGTTAGTGAACATAAAGCACCTTCAGGATGGGATTGTATTTGGGAACAAGAAGTAAAAAGAACAATTGATAATAACAAGCGTGTAAAAGCAGTGGAAAAATTATTTGAGATAAGAGAATAAATGTCATGGGGGTAATTAATTTATGCATGAATTACTTGGACATGAAGTAAAGATTGGCAATAAAAATAGTAAAATCACAAAGAAATGTCCGATGTGCGGAAAACCTATGGTTAGAGAATGTGTGTTAGAGAATAATAAGTTTGTATATAAGGAAAGATGCTGCAATCTTTTCTGTAGAAGATATACTCCGTATTTTAATTGGAAATAAAATAATAAAAAGATAAATGCGGTGAAAGGAACTGAAAGCCTGAGATGGTGAAAAGGTAAAGGTGAAGACTGTTAGCAATATTTCAGTCAACCGATGGGTGTATGAGTTGAACCTGTGCATTCAGAATATAATACTCTGGAACAAACCGCAACCCTCACGTAGTCAGGGATAAGGATGCTCTCATGAAGTACGGAAATGAACGTGCTTCTAATTATGAAATTAATTTTTCATTCAGTTTGAAAGGTGGTGAAAAGTAGTGCATCCGAGTGAGTTTTTTAAAAACTGTTCTCTAAGGACAGGAATTTACGTATTTGAAATTTATGATTCAGATTTAAAAGAAAAACTAAGAAATATACATCCAAAGAATTTCTTGAAAACAAAAATTACATTGCCGGTATATAAAGTCAATTTATCTTATCTTACAGAAAAAGGTAATTATAAAACAGTTGATAGATATGCAGTAATGGATTCAAGTGCAGATGATGAGTATTTTGATTTCTGGCTCGATATGTTTATGAGAGATTATAATAATGATAATCCAAATCACAAGATGGTAAATTGTGAAATAAACAACATAGAAAGACTTTGCGAAGCTGTACTACCAATTGGTTAGCTTTTCACCATATGTATTTAATACCTTTGTGCAGCGAAGGTTGTCACGATGATTTATAAAAGACGGATCATTGGTTAATATAAATCGAAAAAGTGATGTGGTAGTGGCGTAAAAAGACACCCACGAAAAAATGAACAAGACTCATTTTTAAAGAGTATGGCTTTACCTCATTGAAATGAAATATTTTTCAGTGAGGAAAGTACATATTGGTACAGAAAGCTAATACAATTGAGGAACTATTAAATGGTTGTCCTGTAAATCAAACGATTTGTGATAATTTGATTCGTGCATGGGCAATTATCAACAATGATAAGTATGAGAAAATCATTTGTTCAATTTCAGGCGGTTCAGACAGTGATGTGATGTTAGATATCGTTTGGAGATGTGACAAAGACAATAAAGTAGATTATGTATGGTTTGATACTGGATTAGAATATCAAGCCACAAAAGAGCATTTAAAATATCTTGAAGAAAAATATGATATTACGTTTCATTCTTATAGGGCTATAAAACCTATTCCAACGTCCTGCAAGGAATATGGACAACCGTTTTTATCAAAACAAGTCAGTGAATTTATCCAAAGATTACAAAAACATAATTTTCAATGGGAAGATGAAGACTTTGATACGTTATATAAAAAGTATCCAAAATGTAAGTCAGCCTTAGAGTGGTGGTGTTGCAACAAAGGTAGCGACAGTTGCTTTAATATTACCAGAAACAAATGGTTAAAAGAATTTATAGTTGCTAATCCACCAACATTCAATATTTCAAACAAGTGTTGTAAATATGCAAAGAAAGATGTCGCACATAACATTGTAAAGTATGGAATAGATGGCAAATTATTTGACTTGCAGATTATAGGTATCAGGAAAGCTGAAGGTGGTGCTAGATCAACAGCATATAAATCATGCTTTGATGATAATGATGATGTTGACAATTACAGACCGTTGTTTTGGTATAAAAATTCAGATAAAGAAGATTATGAGAAAGCGTATGGTATTGATCATAGTGATTGTTATTCGGAATATGGTTTAAAGCGCACTGGTTGCTGTGGCTGCCCTTATGGTAGAGATTTTGATAATGAATTAGATGTAATTAAGAAGTATGAACCTAAACTGTATAAAGCAGTAACAAATATTTTCAAGGATTCTTATGAATATACAAGAAAGTATGTGGAATTTAGAAAAATGATGGACGAGAAGGAGAGAATAAGATAATGAAAATTAAAAACCTTAAAGACGTAGAAACATTTCTCAATGTAGTAAATGAATGTAAAGGCGATGTAACTCTTACATCACAGTATGGAGATAAATTCAATCTTAAATCTGCATTGACACAGTATGTAGCTATTGCAGCGTTAGTCGGAGAGCATGGTGATGAACTTGAGCTGTGGTGTTCCGATAAGGAAGATGAGATGAAATTTCTCAAGATGTTTGATGAGAATCCAGAGATGGTATAGATATAGAGAATAAATAAAATATGACCACTATATGTTGTGTTGCTAATACTATATATAGTGTATTGAAGCGTGCATATATACAATATATAGTGATAAAATCATGATGAAATTTTGGTTTCATTTATCTTTACTATTATAATCAAAATAAGGTAATACAAGGAAGAATCGACTATGGAAGAAATTATTGAAAAATTAAAAGAATGGGTCAATAAAAACTATGATCCATATGCATGTGGATTTACACCACAGCGTTCAGAAGGAAATTATTATGATTGTTTCTTTGATGGAGAATCTTGTGGCACATCGTATGCTGCATATGAAGTAGGACAAATCTTAGGTTTGGAGCTTGCTCCACCAGAAGATGACGGAGAGAATAATGAATATTAATTATTGCATGAATGAGCGTGTATGTGGTGGGATTACCATGGTAGACCCAAAATCAAAGAAAAAATATGTTTCTTTAATGACATACAAGAGATTAATATGACACGAAATACAGTCGAACAATGTCATGATTATATAAGGTATAAACCAATCATTACAAAAGATGAAAGAACTCTTTCGTTTTCAGCAAATATATCAAAGATCAATCCAGCAATTCTTAGCGCTGATCTTTCTAAGACGCCAGATCAAGTTAATATTTTGTATGTCAAGAAAATCCAAGCAAGAAAACATCATAAGAATAGAATTAATAAAAAATGGCTTAAACGTTATGGGTACAAAGAGCAGTTGTTTAATTTAGGACGATGGAATTGTAAATCAACTGATCAATTTGGTGAAGAATATAAATTTACAAGAAAGGTAATAGATGATGCTAATTCCGACAGTACCAGCAAAAGAATTTGAAAAATTCGGATTTAAAAAATGTAAAGGAATGCCAAAAGATACAGAGTGTTATTATCTTTGTGTAGCACGAGGGTCTAAGATGTTATTTGTTAGTAATATATATTTTGGAGTAAATGATTGGATAAAGGACGATCAAAGAATTCATAAAAATGCCAATTGCAGATATAGCGATAAAAGAGATTATCTTGATATTGTTTATGAATTAATTAAAGAAGGTATGTTAAAAAGCAGTTTTTATAAGAGGTAAAATCTATGAAAAACAAATTACTAATATTTTTGTGTGTCAGTATTTTACTATCATTTTCAGGATGTAGAGTAGAATCAGCACAAGCAAATGTAAAAACGAACGATACTGTAACAGTAAAATCTCTTGGAACCGATAATTTAATTAACATTGGTGGATATTTATATTATGATAGTACAACAAAAATCGTGTATTTTTGGAACGGATCAATTGGATATGGTCGAGCTTCAACAACACCATCACCATATTTTGCGCCAAATGGTCTTCCATATAAGTATGAACCAGAAACAAATACATTTGTAGAAATCACAGAATAGTCGAGAGGAAAGAAAATATGAGAGATCCAAATAGATTATATAATTTTTATAATGAAGTAACAAGATTACACATGACATATAGACCAGATTGGAGAATTGGTCAATTTTGGGATATTTTTAAAAAATGGCTGGATGGATGTAAACATATTGATATTTATTATCTGGAAGACAATGAATTGCTTGAATATTTAAAAGAAATGTGTGGGGAGAAATCGGTAAATGGATAAGATCAAACGAATGAAAGAACTGATTCATGATCTGAATAGGGCATCAGATTCTTATTATGGATCAGGAACAACACTTATGAGTGACGCCGAATTTGATTCAAAATTACTTGAATTAAAGCAATTGGAAGAAGAAGCAAATACAGTATTTCCGAACAGCCCAGTCAATAGAGTTGGTGGAGCAGTACTAAAATCACTTATCAAAGTAAAACATGAAACTCCTATGTTAAGTCTTGACAAATGCCACTCTGTAGAAGAAATCAAAAAATTTGCAGCAGGACACGATATTGTAGCTTCTATTAAACTTGATGGCATTAGTTGTAGATTGATTTACCAAGATGGTGAATTAATCGGGGCGGAATCTCGTGGCAATGGTACAGAAGGAAATGATATTTTACAGCATGTAAAACAGTTTATGAATGTTCCACTACGTATTAATAAAAAGGGCAAATATGTTATCGATGGTGAAGCTTTAATCAAGCTTGATGACTTTGAAGAGATCAATAAAAACGGAGAATATAAAAATAGCCGTAATCTTACTGCAGGAACACTTTCAAGTTTGGATACATCGGTCGTCAAAGACAGAAAACTAAGTTGGTATGCCTGGGAAGTGGTAGAAGAAGTTGATCCTATTCTAGTAATTAGCAATAACGATTATGAAGCACATGATAGTTTTTATTTCAGATTACTTGAAGCAGGGAAGCTAGGGTTTAGCATTGTTCCGTGTGAAGTATTAGGTTTAAAGTATTATCAAAATGAAGAGCTACAATGTAAAATTGATAATTTTATTAGTCTTGCTGCAGAAAAGCACCTTCCACAAGATGGGGTTGTATTTAAATTTGAAGATGTAGAATACGGTAAATCTCTTGGCAGTACAGAACATCACAACCGGAATGGTGTCGCGTTTAAAGTAAAAAACGATTCCGTAGAAACTACATTGAAAGATATCGAATTCACAATGGGCAAGACGGGTGTTTTAACACCGACTGCAGTATTTGAACCTGTGGAAATTGAAGGTAGTACTGTAGAAAGAGCTTCTTTGCATAACATTTCTGTAATGAGAGAATTAATGCCGCATCCATTTAAAGGTCAAAAAATCGGTGTATTTAAGGCGAATCTCATAATTCCGCAGTTACGTTGGGCAGAAGAATTTGTATCAGACGGATTCGAAGAAGATATGAAAAAATCTTTTATCCATGTACCAAATAGGTGTCCAGTATGCGGCGAGTCAACAAAGATCATTAAAGAAAACGATTCAGAAGTCCTATGGTGTATAAATCCTGAATGCAAGGGTAAACTTCTTGGTAAACTAACTCATGCAGTCAGTAGAAATGCTCTAAATATTGATGGTTTATCTGAAGCAACAATTCAAAAATTCATTTCTTTAGGATGGTTAAATTCTATCCAAGATATCTATTATCTAAATACACATGAAAAACAAATGAAAACTCTTGATGGGTTTGGTTCAAAATCAGTTTCTAAATTATTCCAATCAATTGAAAAAAGTAGAAATACAACGTTAGATCGGTTCCTTTATGCGCTCTCAATTCCACTTGTTGGCAAAACAGCAAGCAAAGCTATTGCCGAGGCGGAAGATTATCAATTCGAATCTTTTATGCGTGATATGACGCATCCAGGAGCAAAATTCTTCTCTCATATTCCTGGCATTGGCGATTCTATTATTAACTCACTCGATGAGTATTTTAATAGAGAATGTAGTAATGTATGGGAGCTTGGCAAGGAATTCACCTTTGAAACACCAAAGAAAGTATTTCTCAGTATAAACAGTGGAAAAGATTTGACGGGGCAAACGTTTGTAATTACCGGCAGTTTGAAACATTTCGAAAATCGAGATGCATTTAAAGAGAAAATTGAATCATTAGGTGGGAAGGTATCTGGTTCAATATCGAAGAAGGTTACTGCATTGATCAATAATGATGTTAATTCTACGTCAAGTAAAAATACAAAAGCAAAGAGCATTGATGTAAAAATTATGAGTGAAGATGAATTCCTAGAATACATCAGCTAAGAAAGAAGGTGAAAAATATGAATGATCACAAAATTAAAATCTGTCTTAAAACAGTAAACAATGCAAGTTTATTCGTAGCTAAATGTGGAGAATATAAAGATTGGGACATCAATTATATTCACGGAAGACTTGTTCTTGATGCCAAATCTCTGATGGGTGTACTAAGCGTTGCGATTGACGCACCTGCGTATGTAGAGATTTTAACAGATGATGAAAAAGTTCTTGATAAGTTTAAAAATGATATGACATTATGGGAGGTATAAAAATGGGAACAATTACAATTTTACCAGAAACACCAAAAGATCCACTTGCACTAATTGGCAGAAGGGCTGGCATTTGTTGGAATGCTGATATTGCAAACGAAGAAAAAAATATCAAACGAGGTATTGATTGTATTAAATCAGGACATGGAAGAACACTTGAATTTGTAGATGTTCATATGATTATTGATGGATTTTCTGCGAGGGTTATGCGCGAATATTATCGTCATGTCGGCGGTATGACACCATATTTACAGGCATCTACTAGATATATCAATTATAAAGACTTTGATATTATTGTACCAAAATCAGTCAAAAAAGATACAGATGCTTTGGTTGAATTTAACGCAACTACTCGTCAGCTTAGAGATTCACTCGTCAAGCTTCAAAATATGGGGGTACCAAATGAGGATGCAGCAAATCTTCTTCCACTTGGTATGACGACAAAATGTGTAGAAAAACGTAATCTCAGAAATCTGATGGATATGAGCCATGTAAGAAAATGTAGTCGTGCATATTGGGAATTTAGACAAGAACTATTTCCTACTATTGAGAATGCATTAAAAGATTATTCTGAACAATGGGTATGGATTGTGGATGAACTATTTAAGCCAAAATGTGAAGTGATGGGATATTGCGATGAAACAAAATCATGTGGAAGAAAACCAAAACGAGAGGAGTGATTCCTTTTGCACACACTATATTGTATCATTGGTAGAACTTCTTCTGGTAAATCCTCTATTACCAAAGAAGCTGCTAAGAAATTAAATATGACGGTTCTTAAGTCTTATACAACCAGATCGATGCGACCAGGCGAAACAGTTGATAATTCAGATCATATTTTTATTTCGCCTGATGACGTTGAAAAATATAAACCAAACATGGTGGCATATACAGATCGAGTTGGATATTGCAGTTTTGCAACAAAAGAGCAAATCTTAAATTCTAATTTCTATATCATTGATCCAGTCGGATTATATACACTTAAACTCAAAACAAGAGATATAGATGTCCGTCTAGTATCTATCTATATTACAACCCCATATACAACTGCAGAAGAACGTGCAAAGAAACGTGGCGACTATGATTCATGGAAACAGAACTATGCTGCGGAAAATGATTCGTTCAGCAATTTTGAAAAATCTAATCTAATTGATTATCGTATTTTCAATGACAGGTCATTGGAAACTTCTGTAGAAAAAATGATAAACATTATTCGAAAGGATTGGAATAAAAACAATGTATAGACCAGATATTAAAACGATCTATATTGACTTCGATAATACGCTAGTGGACACGATCAAAACGATTGTGTCCATATACAACGAAGACTTTGAATATTATAAGAAATTCCATCATGTTAATTGGTGGGAGATTGATTCATATGATTTTAAGGAATTAACCTGTACATCTAAAGAATACATTAATACATACTTTAACACACCACGATTCTTTCATGAGCTGGAATTTATGCCAGATGCACATGAAATTATTGATGAACTTGGAAAAGTATATCAGGTAAAAATTGTTAGCATGGGTTACTCTCCAAACTTAAAACAAAAAGAAAAGTGGATTAATCAGTATCTTTTCTATCCAGAATTTATTGGTGTAAATATGAAAAAATACAAAGATAAATCACATATAGATATGAGCGATGGCATTCTTATTGATGATTCAATACACATGTTAGAAACAAGCAATGCTCAAGAAAAATATTGTTTCGGAGATATTTATAGTTGGAACAAAGATTGGACTGGAAAGAGGTTAATGAATTGGACGGATATTGCACATTTATTATTATGAAAGGAAGAAAATTAGACATTGTATATTGGAACAAGCGGCGAGCTATGCCGTACACTAAAACAAATTGGAGATGATTTTATTACTGTAGAAATCGAAGGACAAGACAGAGAATATATCATTGAAGCTGTAACAAGACAATCAAATTACAGTGAATCGCCTTGTAGCCATATCTGTATTAAATGCAGAGATGGTGGTCAAGGATATATCAAGCGCTAAAGGAGAAATTTGTTATGAATGTATTAAGTTTTCTTATCGGAATGGTGATAGGCAGTGGTGTTGGAATTTTTGTCACATCATTATGCATAGTATCAAAAATGGCGGATGAACAATCAGCACAAGACTGTGATGGTATTCATTGTAGATACGCGAAAGAAGAGGAGGAGTCTAAGGAATGAAGGTAGTAAAACGTGATGGGCGAAGTGTTGTTTTTGATAGAGATAAGATCAAAAATGCAGTATTAAAAGCATTTGAAGAAGTTGATGGTGAAATTACACAAGAATCCAAAAACAAATCTTCTGATATCGCTTCGTATATTGCCAATCAAGAAAAAGAAGAACTTTCTGTAGAAGAAATTCAGGATATGGTTGAAGAAAAACTTATGCAGAGTCGTCGAAAAGATGTAGCAAAAGCTTTCATTTTATATCGAAATGACCGTACAAGAATCCGTGAGAATAAAACACAATTAATGAAAGATATCACGGAAAAACTTATGGCAACAAACGTCCAAAACCAAAATGCCAATATCGACGAAAAATCTTTTGGTGGAAGAGTTGGGGAAGCCAGCGATGTTGTGTTAAAGAAATATGCACTAGACAATTGTATGTCCAAGATGGCACGAGAAAATCATTTAAATAATGAGGTTTATATCCACGATTTAAATTCTTATGCAACTGGAATGCACAACTGTTTAAGTATTCCGTTTGATAAATTATTAAAAAATGGATTTAATACTCGCCAAACAGATGTAAGACCAGCGCAATCAATTAATACGGCATTTCAACTTTTGGCTGTTATTTTTCAGCTACAAAGTCTACAAGAGTTTGGAGGAGTATCATCTACTCATTTAGATTGGACAATGGTTCCATACGTAAGGAAAAGTTTTTATAAACATTATGTAGATGGCCTTAGATACGTTGAAGCAAAAGATGAGCAGTATATTCAACAATATGTCTATGATATTATTAATGACCCTGAATGCTTTACAGAAGAACAATCTATTGATTCAAGCTGGTGGAAAGAAAATAATAAAGCATATACATACGCTCTTGACATGACCAAGAAAGAAGTTTATCAGGCAGCAGAAGGTATGTATCATAATTTAAATACATTACAAAGTAGATCAGGAAATCAGTTACCATTTACGTCAATTAATTACGGAACATGTACTGAGCCTGAAGGACGTATGGTGACAAAAGCTATTCTCGATGTGTCTATCAAAGGAATTGGTAAGTTACATAAGACGTCTATTTTCCCATGTGGGATTTTTCAATGTATGAAAGGTGTAAACCGTAAACCAGGCGATCCTAATTATGATTTATTCCAACTTGCACTTAAATCGACAGCAAAGCGTTTATATCCAAACTATGCTAATGTTGATTGGTCTGGTAACGCTGGATATGATGTAAATGATCCAAAAACATATTTTTCAACAATGGGATGTCGTACTGCTAATGGATGGGACATTAATGGAATGGGGCAAACTAAAGATGGAAGAGGAAATATTTGTCCTGTAACAATTATTTTGCCAACACTAGCAATGGAAGCAATTGATTTAGTATGGGATAAGATTCCAGAAGAATCTAAAAATTTTATTACTGTATCAAAATATGATTGGTGTAAAAATGAAATTGTAGTAGAAGAATTTATGAGTATTCTTGATAGAAAAATTCATGAAGCAAAAGATATGCTACTTGAAAGATTTGAATGGATTTGTTCACAATCACCAGATTCTGCTAAATTTATGTACGAAAATGGCGTAATGGAAGGTTATATTCCAGAAGAAGGTATTCGATCAGCATTAAAACATGGAACTTTAGCAGTCGGACAATTAGGACTTGCTGAAGCACTTCAAATTTTAATCGGTCGCAATCAGACTACAAGTAGAGGCATGGAACTTGCGAAAAGAATTGAATCGCTATTTAAAACGAGATGCAATGAATTTAAACAGCAATATAAGCTTAATTTTGGCGTATATTTCTCCCCATCAGAAAATTTATGTCACACCGCACTGAAGAAATTCAAGGACAAATATGGTGTTATTAAAAATGTTTCTGATAAAGAGTTCTTTACAAATTCAATGCATGTTCCAGTATGGGAAAAAGTAAATCCATTTGAGAAAATTGATATTGAATCTCAATTAACAGGATACAGCTCTGCAGGTTGTATTACATATGTCGAACTCGAATCTACAGTAGACCATAATCTTGAAGCATTGGAAGATATCGTAAATTACGCAATGGATCATGATATTCCGTATTTTGCAGTTAATGTTCCAAATGATATGTGTACAAACTGCGGGCATACAGGAGAAATTGGAAATGAATGCCCTGTATGCGGTTGTACAAATATTCGAAGATTAAGAAGAGTAACAGGCTATCTCACAGGAGACTACAAGACTGCATTCAATATCGGGAAACAGCAAGAAGTAGAGTTAAGAACTAAACATTCAGGTACAAAAAAGGAGCTTTAACTTATGAATTATGCAGAAGTTTTAGATTGTGATGTTGTAAATGGTAAACAAGTTGGAATTTCATTTTTCGCACAGGGGTGTCCATCACCCCATTGCGAAGGATGCTTTAATTCTATAGCTTGGGATTTTTCTGGCGGAAAAGAGTTTGGTGAAAAACAAATCGAACATTTTCTTTCATTGGCAGGAAGAGAATATATTAAACGTATCAGTATTCTTGGCGGTGAACCACTTTGTCAACAAAATGTGAATGATATTATGACACTTGCAAAAAAATGTAAAGAAGCATATCCTGATAAGCAAATTTGGCTATGGACAGGATATTCGTTTAAGGACGTTTCTAATTATCCAATCTTAAAATATCTCGATTACATAATCGATGGAAAATTTCTTAAAGATCAAAAAGATCTTTCTATCGCGTTTCGCGGAAGCAAAAATCAAAAAATCTGGGAAAAACAAAATGATGGAACATGGCAAGATAGAACGGAGGAATTCCTATAACAAATGACACAACAACTACATAAAAACGACATTTTATACTACGCCAGAATTATGCCAACATTAGGCTTATACGATGTATACGAGCTTAAAATTCGTACTATTGATGAAGAAAATAGATGGTTCTGTGGCATGGAAAAACGTACTAAAATAGCATATCTTTTCAGCTATGATAATATTGGCAAGACGATTTTCTTTGATCGAAAAGAAGCTCTTAAAGCAGTTAAACAAGCTGAAAAGAATAAAATCCCAGTTAGCAGCGAAACACTGTACGAAGAATATTAGGAGGTGATATTACGCCAAGTCCACTAATGAAATACAAAGGTACATATCGTCTAATGGCTAATCTGGATCATGATACAAATGATTTTCCACGAGACGATAAAGGAAATCTTGATACAGATGATATCTATATCAAGTGTCAATATGGTAATCAAATATATTACTATGGCAGAAATGACCTTGTTGCATACATTCCGTCAATTGGAAGAGGTCATAACATTCTCAGAACAATTGCGTTAGATAAACTTCAAATTGAAGATAAAATCCCATACGAAGAACTTTATCCTCAACTCTTGTCTGAAGGAACAGTAAAACATATCATGGAAAATGATGAAGAAATTGAATTTCATTTTCATCCAAGAGACATTTCTTACATTGCAACACTTCTTAAAGCATCCATGCATGGAGCAGATATTTCTCCATTCTCAACCAGAAATCTTCCAAAACAAAAATATGAAATCCCAGAATCGGATCTGGAACAGTATAAACAGGTTGTAAAAGATGTACCAAAAGATAAATTTCTTATCATATCTCGTGCTACATCCAATTATATCTTTGAGCGTATGCAGAAAATGAAACAATATAAGTCTGAGCCAATTAAAAAACTAATGCGTAAAAAGATGCTTAAGGGTAAAGAATTTATCCATTCTGAGGAACAATGGGATGATTTTCTCAAGTATCTAAGTAAGGAGGTATCTATATGCTTGACTTAAACAATTATCAATTGGTAGCATATCTCTCCAATAATAAGCTCAGAAAGAATGGATTCTCTTTTGGCTGTTATCGGAGGAGTGTATATAAAAATACGATTGAGTTTCGTCTATATATTGATCTTGAGGAACAGGACGTATTCTATCAAGTGTTCGACTCAGACCACAATCAACTTTATGTTCCTTATTACAACAGAGAATATGGTAATAACAAGATTGTAAAAGAGATTGATAGAAAAATTAATCGTATCATAAAAACTATGGTGAACCAAAAAGTCTTAAAGAAAACAAAAGAAGAGGAGAATAATTCTATGGATACAGAAACAATTAAAATTAAATACTTTGCAGATATCGAACCAATCGTACCTATTCAAAATGGTGATTGGATTGACCTAAGAGCTGCAGAAGACGTACATCTCAAAAAAGGTGAATTTAGACTTATTTCTCTTGGCGTTGGAATGAAACTTCCTGATGGATATGAAGCGCACATTGCACCTAGAAGCAGTACATATAAGAATTTTAAGATTATGCAATGTAACTCGATTGGGATCGTTGATAACTCTTACAGTGGGCCACAGGACTGTTGGAAATATCCAGCAATTGCTATGGAAGATACAGTTATTCATAAAAATGATCGTATCTGCCAATTCCGTATTATGAAAAAACAGCCAGAAATTCATTTCGAAACTGTTAAAGAGCTAGAAGGCAAGAGTCGTGGCGGATTTGGCAGTACAGGTAAAAACTAATATGGACGACGATCTACAATACAGAGAAGAAAATTGGGCATGGGATGCTCAATGTGCGGCGGTGGACGAGAGAATGTTAACTTGTCCACGCTGCGGATCAATTATGCTTCCTCAGTTCCAAAAATATGAATATATGGGAGCTGGATGGGAAGAATGGTATGAATGTACCAATACCTCATGTGGGTATTGTTGCAAAATATAAATTATGCAAAGGAGAACAAAACAATGAAACTACAAAAACAAATCATTCTTGACAACGTTGATAAAGTAAAAGCGTTTGTCGTAACTGTCAGCAAATATCCAGGAGATGCAACACTTACATCTGGAAGATATGTTGTTGATGCAAAATCCATTATGGGTATCTTCAGCCTTGCTCTAAATCAGCCAATTGATTTTACCTATGAAGGTGAACTAGCAGCAGAGCTTGCGAAAGAAGTCCAAGTATACGAAAGTCAGGAGGTCTAAACCATTGAATAATTTTAAGAAAAAACTAACAACTACTGTAACTCTACTAACCGTATTACTCACTCCAACACTGGCTAATGCAGAGACTAAATATGTCGAACCTAGCATCGGTCTTAATTATCGAACAGGTGATTCTGTTGAGTCTCAGAAGATTGGTGCTCTTCCATATGGAGCATCAGTAGAGGTGCTTGACATCACAGAGGGCAACTGGGCAAAAGTACAGATTGGCGATGATGTATTCTATATGTCAAATGAATATCTTTCTGATACCCCACTTATCGCAGAGCCTATTCAACAGGCTGAACCAATTGAGACGGAATCCGTAGAGACAACTTCTTATTCCTGCTACAGTCTTGGTGCATATCGAATCACTCATTACTGCGGATGTGCAAACTGCAATGGTTCCTGGGCTGGCAGTCCAACGGCATCTGGTACATATCCTGTAGCTGGCAGAACAGTTGCCATGGCTGATTTACCGTTTGGAACTAAAGTAGAAATTAACGGTCAGATCTACACTGTAGAAGATCGTGGAGTACCAAGTGGATGCGTTGATATTTATGTTAACAGCCATTCAGAAGCTCTTAATTCCGGTATGTATTATACAGAAGTGAGAGTAGTGGGATAGTTGACATGGAGAAAATCTGAGGTTATAATATCCCCATACAAGGTTTTCTCTATGTCCCAGGGCAACCCAGTTGATCCTCAAAAGGGCAAAGTCACTGATCCTCTAGCCGTTCGCTAACAGATCACCGATCAGCTTCCAACTGTCCCTTTTCCCGATCAACAGCCCAGACAGCAGCCGGAGTAATCGAAAAAACAAAATGAAGACCTTGTAACCATGAAAAATGTGGTTATGAGGTCTTTTTTTACGTTAATAACAAATTATGCACAGATAAAAAGGCTTAAATACTGGGTTTTTGAGATTGGCAATTTTGAAAATTCCCGATGAAAGTCCGATTTCATCTGCTTTTATCCATCCAATATCCATCCCACATCAGTCCCTCCACAACATAGACCAAACCTTACAGTCGGAAAAAGTTTGCACTGAAATATCATTCAAATATTCTATTGTCCTATCCAACGGCAGAACCAACAAGTTTGCCCTTTTTAGGATCAGAGGAGGTGCCCTTTGACATAGAATATTTTTTACTCTATTTTTGGGGATGTGTAACAGTAAATATTAAAAAGTCTGGGAAGCCGCATAAACACTGGATTTTTACTTTCCCAGATTTTCTCCCCAAAATGTAAGATTGGGTATCTATTCTTACACACGCCCAGAAATAAACGTTTTTGGGAAGATATTTCGGTAACTTTTTCGACACATAAACTAATTTTTAGGAGGTAATTTTATGAGAAGAAAACGCTACAAAGGACGCTGTGAGAAAAAAGCTCTTTCCAAGTGTGACACAATCTGCCGATGCTACAGTAAAATCCAAGCCGTCTATGCAGACAAGCTCCAGACAGATCCATCCGTCCAATCCTTCCAATGCAATGCGCCACTCGATGGAGAAGACTACACCACAGATTTCCTCATCACCCGACAGGATGGTACACAATATGTTCGAGAGTGCGTAGAACGAAGTCATCTGACCAAGCCCAAGCCACTTACAATCAAACTTCTGGACACATCACGTACCTACTGGCTTGCCCATAGCGTTCAAGATTGGGGGATTGTAACAGATGCAGAAAGCTGATATAGCCTATATCAATAACACGTTCTACAGAATTTTAAAGACATCAGATAACCATACCCTTGTAATTGACTGTCTCCATCCTACAATGCCATTCTGGACTCCAAGAACGCAATATAACCCCTTGTCAGAGAAGCATTTATACGATGCTCTTAACATTACTCCGCCAGCAGAGAAAGACCTTACAGCAGATCAGATTCGTATTGCACATGAACGGTATACACTGATTGCACCGATCCTATACCACTTAGGAGACAGTACGGCGACCTCCAACATAATATCTTCCATCTCAGAAGCTCATAACATCAGTAAGCAGACCATCCGCCGCTACCTGTACAAGTATCTGATCTTCCAGACCATCACAGTCCTTGCACCAAAAGCTCATACGAAAGAAAAGGTACTAACCAAAGATGAGAAGAACATGAGATGGGCATTGAATAAGTTCTTCTATACGCGCAGACAAAACAGCCTTACAACTGCCTATGAGATGATGTTGAAAGAAAAGTATTGTGACAGTACAGGACAACTCTTGCCCGATCATCCATCCTTTTATCAGTTCCGATACTTTTACCGGAATACTAAGAAGCTTCAGACCTATTATATTTCCAGAGATGGACTGTCAAATTACCAGCGTAACAATCGTCCCTTACTGGGAGATGGCATCCGTGAATTTGCAACCAATATTGGTACTGGTATGTTTGATTCCACGGTATGTGATATCTACCTTATAGACGAAACTGGTACATTAAAAGGTCGCCCCATCTTAACCACTTGCATTGACGCTTACAGCAGTATGTGTTATGGCTATGTTCTCTCATGGAATAACGATACAAAGAGTTTATGTCATCTGCTCCAAAACATCCTTACAGACAAAACAGAATGGTGCAGAAAGTTCGGCATCTCACTAGAAAAATCCCAGTGGAATGTACAGGAGTTGCCAGCTATCTTTGTAACAGATATGGGACGCGAGTATACGTCAGAATCCTTTGCACAGATCACAGAAACAGGCGTGACTATGGTAAATCTTCCACCTTACAGGCCAGAGCTAAAAGGTGCTGTAGAGAAATTCTTTGACATCATCCAATCCATGTATAAACCTCTCCTCAAGGGCAAAGGTGTGATTGATCCAGACTTCCAGGAACGAGGTGCAAGAGATTATAGATTGGACGCTTGCTTAACGATGTTTGATTTTGAGAAGATCATTTTGCGCTGCATCATCTACTACAACAGCCAACGGCTCATGGAACGATTTCCTTACACACAATCCATGATTCATGATGGAGTAAAGCCATATGCAGCCAGTATCTGGGAATGGGGAAGACGGCAGCCAGGCGCAAATTTAATTCCATTCCCGCACGATACCGCGAAAATAATCCTATATCTGCTCCCACGTACTATTGGAACATTCACTAGGAGAGGTCTAGTGGTAAACGGGATGCGGTATAAACGGGATGATTGTGCTGAGAGATTCTTAAAAGGCGGCAATATTAAGGTTGCTTACGATCCGGATGATGTATCTGTAGTATGGACAGTAGAGAAGGGCGATTTTATTTCGTTTGAATTGGTTGAAAGCAGATATAAGAATAGAAAATTGGATGAAGTGGAGCAGATCAAAGAACAGAGCAAAACAACACTACGTTCCGAACAAAATAATGCAAGACAGGCGAAAATTGATTTGATGAATGAGATCGAGTTAATTGCTAGGGGAGGAGTTAAAAGATGAACGGTAAATTACTTTCACAATTGCCTGATTTTTTATGTGAGAACGAATTAGTAGAACGACTGAAGATATTACCAAACTATAATATAAACATTGCCAATGAAACAATGCCAACTCGTCTTCTGGCGTTATCAGAATTATATGATATTTATATTCCATCACAATTATCTGTTGATGTATATAATAAATTGTATATGGCATTACTCAGGTCGATTAAGAAAAAAGAAAATGATATGATGGTAAAACAGCAAAGAATCGAAAATACAACAAACACCATACAAACGTATAATGGTATTATAGGTGGTGCTGATTCGTTTACAATCATTGGAGTTTCTGGCATAGGGAAGAGTAGTGCTATTACCAGAGCGATCTCATTGATTTGCGGAAATCATTTTATCGAAACAATAGACCCATATCAACGAATTGCTCCTTTTGTACTTGTGCAATGCCCATTTGACTCTTCTGTAAAAAGTCTATTGTTAGAAATCGTTCGTATTCTTGATGCTACATTGGATGGAGATTATTTACAGATAGCACAACGGTATACTACGGATAGACTAATCGGTTTTGTTAGCCAAATATGTTTAAATCATGTTGGGGTACTTATTGTTGATGAGATTCAAAATGTAGTTAATAATAAAAATGGTGATAAACTTATTGGGGCGTTAACACAGATTATAAATAGTAGTGGAATTAGTGTATGCATGGTTGGAACACCAGAATGTCTACATTGGTTTGAAAGCGCACCACATCTGGAACGAAGGACAATAGGCTTGCGATATTTACGAACTGATTATGATGATGATTTTATACATTTTTGCAAAAATCTATTAAAATTTCAATATGTGCAACAATACACAGAACCATCAGAAAAATTTATAAATTGGTTGTATGTTCATTCAAACGGAGTGACGTCAACTGTTGTATCATTATTTTATAGAGCACAGGAATTAGCCATTATGAGTAACACAGAGAAATTAAGTATTGATATTTTTAATGCGTCATACAATGGGATGATGTCTATGCAAGTAGGAAAAGTGCAAAAGAAAAATAGTCAAACAGTCAATAAACCACATAAAGAAATAACAATTCATCATTCGGATAGTGTTAATATTGCTGACTTATACAATTATTCACAATCTAATAACTATGATCTCTTAACTCTTATTAAAAATACTTTTACTGTTGAAGAGGTAGAAATATGTTAAATTATTTTCCTAAAATATATGACTATGAATTGTTTTATAGCATATATTCAAGATTGAAACAAGATATAAATGTACAGAGTAATCAATCTTTTAAAGAAATCGTGTTTAAACGACCGAATGAATACATCGAAATATTTTATATAAACGAACCAAGTGATGTACTACGTTCTTTTATATCGAAAAATTATATTATTAATGATTTATACTATAACCATACTATGCTTTTTTACTGGTCTGTATTTCTAAACGAATCGGATAAAGAAAATGCGTTGAGAAAGCTCATATCAAATGACAAAAGTTTTTTAGAATACCTTTCCCCAAGACCAAAACATAAACATCAAAAAATATTTCTAAAATATTGTCCATTATGTGCAAAAGAAAATCGAGAGCAATATCACGAAACATATTGGAATGCTTTTCATCAAATTCCAGAAATTAATGTTTGTGTAATTCATGGATGTAAACTCAAAGATTCATCGGTTCATGTTAACAATTCAAGAATAATAAATTTTCTAACGGCTGAAAATTGCATTAATGATGATTATTCATATGATATGGGAACTATCGGTGAAATCAAGGCTGCAAAATACCTATATCAATTGGTAGTAAGAAAACAGAGTCTTAAGAACGGTGTTACGATGTTTGACGTATTTTACAGGAAGTTAGTTCAAAAGAAATATATCAATCAGCTTTCGTGGCTCCAGCATAAGTCGGTATTTTTAGATAATTTTAAACAATATTTATCTGACAATAACATAAAGGAAGCTTGTCAAATAAAAGCAATGAGTAATATATTCTCAAATAAAGCGAATCCACTTAGAACAATTCATATATTATTATTTTTAGATATACAAATATCTGATATTTTTGTATGCAAAACGGCGAAACAAATTGATTCGGAATTAATTGAAAGAATTCGATCAGAGTATACAAAAGATAACGGTATAAACAAACTTGCGAAGCAATATCATATTTTACCTTGTAATGTAAGTAAAATAATTAACGGTCAATATGAAGTTGAAAAACAAAAATTAATAAGCCAAAATTATGCACATAGTAGCAGTAGGAATATACCGCCTAAAGGAAAGAGGTATTCTGAATTAGATAAAAAGTATTATCCTAAAATTGAATATTATATTGACTTATATTTTAAGAATTCTGACAAAGTTAGAAGATTAACTGTAGGAGGATTTAATGCTTTCATGCAACAAATTTGTCAAGACATCAGAAGAAATGATTTTTATTATATGCCACAATGCTATAAGTATATTAAAACAAAAGAAAAACCAATAGAGGATTATTGGGTCGATAAAATAAAATATATTGTCGATCAAATTGACAGCGATTATATTGCATATAGCGAATTAAAGGGTATGGTACACATAATAGAAAAAAATATGATAAAAGCCATGGATATACTACAATACAGATATCCTGAAACGTACCTAAAAATACAGAAAAATAATAAAAAAGCGTAAAAAAATGGGGAATACCAAAATTAATTGATATTCCCCATAAAATTATTGCATCATTTTATCTTATATGATATACTATTTTTGCACTGATGAAACGGTTGTTTCATATGATGGTGAAAAAAGAAAAATTTCTTTTCTGGCTGCCTGATGAGGGTGGCTTTTCTTATTTCACGCATGTATTTATTATAATCTAACACAGCATTCAATTGCTATCCATCCTGCACCAGATTTCAATTTACCCCATGTATATCCATCAGCAGTTTTTGTTTCTGTGATAGTATATGTTCCAATAGGGCAAGAACCAATGGCAATTCTAGCGCTTAGACCAGCAGAAGCACGAACTCTGATGCCATTTTCCTTAACTGCAATTTGAAATTCTTTATTTACAACAGTGGTATGCTTATCCAAAGCACCGACATAAGTACAGAAATCTTTGTCAATGCAAATCCAACCTGCACCAGATTTTAGCTTACCCCAGTATGTATTTTTGATTTCAGTGATATTATAAGTTCCTTTGTCACGAATGCTTCCAGTTGCGCTTGCCTTGCTGGATGCATCGCTTCTAATTGTTAAAGCATCACAATTAACTTTATATTTTCCTACTTTGTATACAGGTGTAGCTGGCTTTACGGTTGGTTTAGGCACTGGTTTACTTGCAGTGGCTACTACACCAACATACGTACAATATTCATCCGAAACATTGATCCAACCGGCTCCGGATTTTAGTTTACCCCAACAATTATTCTTAATCTCTGTTATAGTATATTCTCCACGATCTCGAATAGTGTTGACAACTTTTGAATTAACAGTAGCATCCGATCTGATATGAAGATCACAATTTACCTTATACATACCAACTTTATATGTTTTTGTTTGTGCTGGTGTGGACGGTGTAACAGTAGGAGTGGAAGTAGAACCTAGCTTTGCTTTAAATTCGCTCCATGTCCAAGAAGTTTTATATTTATTGTTAGTAACATATGGAGCAGGACAATATTTGTTAACAACATCATAATGTCTAAGTACATGATCCGTACCTACGCCAAGTTGTCCCATCAAATATTTTACTAATTGCACACAAGCATTTTGTGTTGCTTCTGTAAAATACCATGTTGGATCTTCTGCATATTTTCCAGATCCATCACACTTAGGACACATCTCGATTCCGATACAGTTACTATTCCTTGCGTATGGATGTTTTTGAGTATAGTATCCTGCAGTGCCTACTTGCCAAAGGATAGCATTATGGTCTGCTGCTTTATAAATCGTACCATCCCAATAAATATAGTAATGCGCACCACATCCATCTGAATTAATTTTATTATTTTGTCCTGCCACTCCAAGATAATGAACTACAATATATTGTTTTTGATTTCCCCATTGTGGGACATAAGGTCTGCTTGCATTTGTAACGTCAATAATATTCATATTCGAATTCTCCCTTCCGAGTTTATCAAAACGAGTTAAATCCCATCGTTCGATCAAACTACAAATTTTATCTACATATTTAACATCTGTTGCATATCCGCCATTTTTGATGATCTGCGTTGCTGTTTTGTAGTCTTTGCAACCAGATAAACCCGCATATCTTTTTACTTTTCCATTCATCGCTCCATTGAGATAACAGGAATGGTCTTTGATGCTAGTCAGGATATCTGCATACTTTCGAAAATCAGCAGTTACAACATAAACTTTCCCATCTTTGGTTTGCTCATTTGTTTTCTTCGTATATTTACTCTTTCCATCCCAAACAGAAGTCCATGTGTTACCAGAAAGACTTGTTTTCATTCCGAATAAATTATTTGCATTTTTTGCCAATTCGGTTGTTCCGTATCCAGATTCCAAGCAAGCCTGGGCAGTAGTAACTGATGCTAAAATTCTATTTGTCTTCATATCTTCAGCGGCAAGCTTACCTATTTTTTCAACGAATTCTTTTTCTGTCATCTAATCGCCTTCTTTCACAAAAAATGAGAGATATCATATAGATACCTCTCATCAAATTATTTAAATCTAAAAATGATTTTTCCAAAAATCTTATAATATGGTTTTTCTGATTTCTTTTGATTAAATATTGCCCATTCAACCCAATCTAAAAATGGAATAAAAATAGCAGATAGAAATATCCAAATGAAACAAAACGGCAAGCAAATTTGCCCTTTGATATTGAATGGCATATTGCGATAATCCCATATGGTATAGTCTCGATTTAGCATAATGCCAACAATATATTCACCTACAGTAATGGCAATACTACAAATTAGAATCTGTAGTAAATAATCCATATCATATGAAAACATGTCATTTAAACCATCAATAAAAAATAAACCAGCAAAACCTGCGAGTAAGAACATAGACCAATGTGATGTATGAGATTTTTTAAACAGAACTTCCATTCCATAATAAACAGTACCGGAGAATATAAAGATGAAAAGATGACATAAAAGATATGTATATAATCGTTTTAAGTTATTCATTGTCTAAATCCGTTTCTACATTATCTATGTTTTCATTATCTTTATCATCTGATTCTACGGGGTTTTCTGGTGAATCCTCAGAAGAATTATCATTGTCGATATTTCCAGCGAGTGATTGCAATTTCTTTTCAACTGCAGCGAGTAATGCATCTTTGGAATCTGTGATCGCTTTAATTACATCAGTATATTTTTCATCTGTAATTTCCATACCATAAGTAATTTTCTTGATAGAATCAATATCTTTTGCGTCTTTCAACATTGCGTTAAGTACGTTGCAATATGTAGTATGATACGTTTTATTTGCACTTAAAGACATGTAAATTTTCAGAATATCTGTTGCTGGATAAAGAGTACATAATTCTCCATTAGCATGATACGGAAGTGGAAGAGTAAAATCAGTTAGTTCTGCTGTCATAACAAGATCTTTGACATTGCTTTGATCTTCAATTGTATATGAGAAATGTTGATTTCCGAGACTTGTTTCAATAGCTAGTCCACTCTCGATTGCCGCGGTGCATTGCTTACCGATCTGCTCTTTATAATAATCACGGAACTCCTCAAGGGTCATACTATTGGTGTTGACAATACCTACTACAGACTTTATATTTTCTACCTCTTCACGAATAGAAGGTTTTGCTAGTTTAACGATAATTAATTCAGTTGTTCTATATTTTGGAACATCCTGATATTGAGCAGGAATGTGAACAGTTTTTTCTGTGATAGTATCCGTCTCTTCGTCATATTCTGTTACAGTCTGATCGTATTCTTCTTGCGCTAATCTTTTCTCATATTCAGTAATTACATCTGTAGTACATGTAATCGCTGCAACCTTTTGGTAGATGTTAACGGTACTAAGTAATTTATTTTCTTCATCAATCAAATCTATATAATCTAAAATTTCTGATCCAAAGAATGATTTAATGTCATTATATTCTTGATCGACAAATTGGATAGTGCTTTCATCGTCTCCAAATAAATAACTGTAGATTTCTTTTGTACCCCCATTTGGTAATCTAATAAATTGTTTTGTCATCCTTTCCTCCTATTTTTCCTTTCCAGCCAAAATATCTTGGATATACTGATATACGGCACCAGAAGTGATCAAATTCTTACTGTCCTCGGTTGGCACTGTATCAATATGTTCTTTTCGAACATAATTTTCTAGCTCATTTTCGAACGTCGCAATTTTTTCTTCAATTGCCAAAAACCAATTTTTAGCTGGTACAGTTGTTTCATCTGGCTCAAAAGAAGATTCAACAACAAATGTAAAACTTTTGCTTTTTAACAAGTAACCATCAGACAAGAAGCATATGTATGCAACATTTTTTGATGCATGTGTTGCATTAGCTGAGATAATCCATGAGAATCTAAGATTATCTCTAGAATATTTAACGTTGCAAATCTCCTCATCTGTTGATTCATGTATTCCGTTCGTGTTTTTGTATATAATTTTGATTTTCTTTTCAGACAAATCTACACCGTCATAATAACGAGCAATCTGAAATGTTATAAGTGATGAGTTCTGTTCGCCCATCACAAAAGTTCCAATGTCTGAAACATCAACATTCTTTTCAGTTATGATTGCAGCAGCATGTTGGTCGCTCATTTCGGATGTTGGAAACTTTTCATTTAAAATATAATTTTCGTCCATTCTTTACCTCAAAATAATAATCTCCTTGACAAACAGTTTGTTTGTGCATAAAGTAGTAAATAGCAAATTATTCAAGGAGATTTGTGTATGAATAATATGATTCCAGTTCCAGTTATTGCTTCTTTTTCTACAGAAGGGAAAATTATGCCTTTATATTTTCGATATAAAGAGTGTGGTTCCATACCAGTAACAATGAAAACTTACATTAAATATATTACTTGCTATAAATTTACATGTGAATGTGAAATTGATGATAGAATACAAGAAGTCTGTCTTATTTATTATTGGAATGAAAGTAAATGGTTTTTGACAAAATAATATAGATCATTCTGTTCGTTTCCACATGTAACAAACTATATACGGCTGAACAATAGATTGTGTTGCACTTCCGTTTGTGCTTGTTTTATTAAGACGTGTTGCTCCTGCAGTTGGTGTTCCTTTCCATGTCATTCTATTTGCATTCGAATTAATTGTAGACCCATACACGCCACCACTTGATCCAGCAGTTAAATACATAGTTGTATCGTCTGCTCCAACAGACTCTATATGATTATGTGATATATTAACGGTTTTTGCGCCACCTGTTTTATTTACAGTATTAAAATCTCCGTCAGATGAATTAATACCAACCGGGACCCGTCCTGATCCCCATGCTGTCCAGGTTCCAAAACCTAAATAAGTAGATGGATTGGCAGAATTGGTAGACATTAAAATATGCCCTACAGGATATAATTTCTGTACGGCATTATTAATTAACACATTAATATCGGTTCCACTGACTGTTAATCCTTTATTCGCTTTGATTTTCCAATCAAATTCGGCAATAGCCTCAGCTTCAGCAACTTTTCCAAAAGCTATACCTAATCCGTTTTTAAAGAAAGAGAATACCTTTGAAACGGAATTACCAGTTGTTTGAGAAATTACTGTTTTGAATTTATCTGTGACAACTAATTGAATATCATAACCAGAAGATGTTTCTGCTTGGAAAATATATGAACCACCAGAAACTGAATATTTATTTTGATAAGAAGATAGGGTGGCGGAAGTGTAAGAAGAAACGCTTTTCTTTTTATATTTTATCTGAAACGTTGTTGTGTTTTTACTATTCAGACTTGTTGCAGTGGCTGAGAATATAACTTGTAAATATGAGCCGTTTGATGTTGCATTTCCAGAAGAATCCGTTCGTCTTGCCGATAAAGCTGTAATTGTTGGATTGCTATATGCGAGAACTGTAATTGATTGAGAAGCCGCTGTTGTTGATTTTCCTCTGCTATCCGTAGCAGAAACAGATATTGTCCAAGTACCGGATGTTGGAAGAGATATATTAACACTACTTCCATAATATGTATACGTAGTTCCACTAATGGTGGCTTTAACTGTGATTGTTTTGATAGTCGCAGAATTATTTGCTGTGGCTGTAGTGGCTATATGTAATTCAGAGTTGTTTTGTACATATCCACCATATGTACCAGAATGTCCTTTATTATCGCTTAATGCAAATGATACTGTTGGTGCAGCAGATAATGGAACATAAGCAGTAATAGATGAGTAGGAGTTTCCGATTTCAGTGTTTCCGTTGAATGTCTGAATACATAAGCCAATATACACACTGTTATCATTTGGTATACTCGAACAAATAGACATTGGAAGAGTAAAGGAACCAGAAGTTGCTACGTTCTTAACCGCTTCAACCCAACTTCCATTTTCTTTAACTTTATACCAAAGAGAATGTGTAAATGAAGAATTGTTTCTATTAATATTAATCGTTACTGTACCGCCAATTGTATTTCCACGTACGGTTCCAAAAGTTGATTTCCTTTTAATCTGTGGAAAAGTAATAGTGGAACTACCAGAACATGTGATACTTGAAGTCTCAACAGCTGCTTGAATTTTTACCGAAATAGATTTATTTCCATTTGCATCGTGTGTAAATGTTTTAGAACCTGACGCGATATTTCCTGCATAACGAGCTACACGATCTGTTTTGCTTACGACATTACTTCCATCAATTGTTAGAATTAAAGTTCTTTCAGCATACCAAGATACACCACCTGCACACGATAACGTCCAGTTTAAAGTTGTTGTGTTTTTGACTTGATCCTGGCTTGTAGAATATGTAAAGGTATAATAACGACCTTCACCATAAGCGTTTGTAGAAAATGATCCCATTTATCAACCTCCCGTTCCGACAAACTGACAATTCATATTTCCAGCTGAATCAAGAGTAAAAGAATATCCTAACATTCTAAGCTGATGGGTAATAATAACATCAGGAATGTTAAGCTCACCATATTGAATGTACATAAGTGGCTGTCCATTTCCTAACATCTGATATTTTTCATTATCTATAACAACCTGGTATGGATTATTTTTCTTTCCTATTCTTAAACCATTTGCATCAAATTGAAAATAATTTTCCTGATTCGATTTCAAATTATTGACTGTACTGTTCAGCCCGTCATATGTATCTTTTTGTACATAAAATCCGAACTGGTTATCCGTTTGTTCAAATCTTGTTTTTGTTTCTGTTTTATAGTCTCCAAAATCATCACTTGTAACATAAGATTTTAAAGCTTCTGAAATCATTCCATCTGCTTCGACCCTCATTTCAGCCTTTGCTTCGTTTACATCATTTTTTTGTGCAAACAAACTTATTTTTTGCGTAGTCTGTTCGATCCATGTAGATTGCGCTCCAATTGCATCGTTTAAATCGTCTAAGCATAAAGACCAAGCAGTTGGGAGGTTTCCCATTTCAAGCTGCATATTGTAGAACCAATAATCACCTGAAGGAAATGTGATTTCGATATATTTATGTGTAGCAGTATTGATATTTTTGCATACTCTATTAAATTGTTGAAAAGAAGTAGTGACTGAAAAGTTTTCTGTTAATGTCCCAATACTTAGTTGAACAGTAGATGCAGCTTTCGCCTTGATTTTCATCTGGAATGTATAATCTCCTGAATTCCGAAGAACATCATTTAAACGTAGTGTGCTTTTTTCATTACAGCTGAGATGTCCACAAGTTACTTTTTCGCCATTTAGACCAGTAACAGATTCTTGAATTAAAGTATAAATAGTAATCACCTCCTTAGTGATTGAAAATGGTCAATATTATCTTCCACGGGTTTCAAAAAAACCCAGTGTTTTCAAGGAAAATTGAGGAACAAAAATAGGATGAAAGCAGAGTTTCATCTGGTGGATTAAATAGTAATCTCCAAGCAAAAACAAAAAATATTTCACAATCGGAAAGCAATGATATTGAATCACTTATTAATTTAATTATATCTAATACAAAAGGGCAAAACAACGTAAATGGTGAATAACCCGTCAACTTCCTGACATCTCCAAAATCTGGGATAATGGTGTGTAGAGTGTAAAAAGTGTGTTTCACACTTTTTACGAAAAACACC